ATCACATAAAGGAATTGGTGTGATTGTGTTGATGGTTGGGGAGGGTGATACGTCAAATAAAGATGCTATTGCAAATGCAAAGGCGATGGGTAAGTCAAAAAAGAAACTTAAAAAACTTCTTGACGAACTGTAAAAAATACTATATAAAGATAATAAGGGGAACAATTAAGTTCCCCTTTAATTTATGGAGTGTCCAATGTCCGATAAACTTTGGAGAAAGGTTAAGAAAATGGAATTAGGTAATCCGATTATCACAGCACTTGTAGGCCTTGTAGTATTTTATATCGGTTTGAAAATGTTTTCTGGTGGTATGAAATCTATGGGTAATATGGAACACCTTGCATTCTTCTTAGGTAATCCAATTTATATGTTCTTTGGTGGTATTGTTATGACATTGCTCTGGCAATCATCATCACTCTCAACAACGGCAATCATTGCATTAGTTGCTTCTGGTGCGTTACCACTTCCTGCCGCAATAGGGGCAGTTCTTGGTGCAAACATAGGAACGACAGGTACAATCTGGTTGGCAGGACTTCTGGTTTCAGATGGAATGCCTAAGGGTGATACCTTGAGGGTTGCACTTGCACATTCTGGTGCAAATCTATTCATGTCTATCATGTTACTACCTTGGGTACATCATATCGCAAGGTTCTTAGGTAAGGTAGGGTGATTCGGCACGATTCGGCATTTTACACTAATCTAAACTAAAAACTCTAAAAAATCTCTCACGAAAGCCCTTGATTTACAAGGGCTTTTTTTTATTTTAAAAAAGGCCTTGACTTTGTTCTCAAAACATCGTATAGTGTATATGTAATTGAGAGAAAGGACTTCAAATGACAAATCAAGAAACAATTTTTATCGGTGCCGACATGGGTGGTATTAAAGTTTACAAAGGTGTTGGTAACAATGTTGGGTTTGCAAAGACCGCCAAGATGCTTGCATATATCCTTGACACCCACAAGATTTACGGTGAAGTGATGTTCACAAGCAGCATGGACTTTGCTGATGAGTATGGGTTTGACCACTATAACGGTGCGAAAGACCTTTGGAATGAAGCTGTTGAGATGAGGGTTTAATTATGGGTCACTTTTACGATGATTGGAAGGACAAAAAGATGTTTGTCGAGAACGCAGAAGGTCAGTTTGTTATGAACTTTGGTGAAGCCGAAAAGTCAATGATTCAGAATCTTGAAGATGCTGTCATCAATCTTACAGAAGGTGCTTCTGATGAGAAGAGAATGGCCATTGGATACATGGAGTATCTTGCAGATTGCCTGAAAAAAGGTAAACTTGAAGTGAAGTGGAATATCTCATAGGAGTAGAAATGTTTAACAATGTAGGACATCCAATCGAAGGTTGGGCAATTCTGAAATGTGAATCAGACAATCAACCAGAAATTGTTTCTTTGCACCAATGTTTGGGTAATGCAGAGGAAGAAAAGATGGTTCTGAATGAAATGGCCGAGGGTACAGATACTACCTTTGTAGTAAAAAATACTTTTGGTTGCATGATAGAAACGGTCTAAAAACTACTTGACATTGTTCTGATAACATGATAGCATATGTATAGAAAGTGAGGAAATATTATGAGTTTAAAAGTTTTAGAGTTTGAAAATGATGATGCATTGAATACCAATGGTTATCATTATATCAGTTGTGTTACTACCACTTATGACAAGTTGGTAGAGATTTTTGGTAAACCAACATACACAGATGCAGACCCATATGAAAAGGTCAATGCAGAGTGGACTATCGAGGCCAAGGTTGTCGATGGAGATGATGACCCAGATGATTACTATTACAAGGGGTTCACCGTCTACAATTGGAAAACTGGTTACATTCCTACTGAGGAATACGAGTGGCACGTTGGTGGTAAAGATTATGAGTCAATGGAGGCTCTGCATGAAATCTTTGAGAATCACATAAATAAATCTAAAGGATAAGATGTTATGGTAACAATTACAACGGCAGTAACCATTACTATGTGTTGTACGATGTTCGCATTTTACTTTGGTCAGAACCTTGGTCGTAGGGAAAGGATTGAAGTAATTATTGACTCCATGCTTACACGTTTGGAGAAAGATGGGTTCATCAGAACTAAAAAAGGTAAAGATGGGGAGACAGAATTAATTCCCATAAAAGACTTGACAAATGGTGGATAATGTTATAATATGAGTTTGAGAGTCGGAATTAAGGTTGGTTGGCCCACTTTGAAAGTTCCAAATATTATGGTGTGGGGATGCAAGTTTCCGACTCTCATTTTATTATGTTGGAGATTATGAACAAATACATTGGAATGACATTGATACTTGGATTGAGCGGTTGTCCGACTTGGGCGCCTGCATACGAGAATCAAACCCCATGTGATTATGAACATCTAGTAAACTCTTCATACATATATACAATTCAGAACACAAAAGAATTCAAGAAAGAGGTGTTTCCTTATGTCGAGGACACCAGAAAATGCGTTATCACAATGTGGGTAACCATTGAGGATAAGACATACCCAGCACAAGGTAGTTATGTATTTGGGCCTGATATGACAGAAAATCAGGCGTGTGAGTTCGCAGAGAAGAAAGCGAAAGAACAGGTAATACGAGAAGTATCACCTGTTAAGTTGTCTTCCAATACTGACCTTTCATGCATCAAGAAAGATGTTGTAGAGGCACCAGAAGAGGAAGTTATTGTTAGTAGTGAGGTTGTAGAGGTTCGTCCTGTAACACTGGCTGATAAGTTCAAACCTATCAAACCATCTTACAGTCCAGACCCAACTTACTATTATGGAAACTACGACAGTGGTAAGATTACTTTTAGTAGTGTACTGTCGTTATTATTAGGGGGTATGTAATGTTTAAATTCATATTCGGTATTGTTGTGGGTATTATTCTTGTCACCTATTACCCAGATATTATAACAACCACCACTGATTGGTTTATCGACAGTGGTGCTCGTGACGAAGTAATCGAAACTCTAGAAGGGATGAAATGATGAAAAATGTGATTATGATTGGTGCGGTTGCATCTTTACTTGCGGCGTGTTCTAGTACAAAGAATGTCGCAGTGATGGACTCACCACCACCACACTCTGGTGTTGATAAGGAAGTTTATGAGTACAAGGCCAAACTTGCAAATCAACAGGTGAAGGCGATGCCTGAATGGTATACGAAAATTCCAGAAGATGAAGAGGCGATTTTTGCAGTTGGTACGGCAGTATCACCAGACCTACAGTTGTCTAATGATATTGCAATTCTACTTGCAAAGAGAACACTTGCTGACCGTATCAATGGTGAGTTGCGTTCTCAAACAAAGTCGTTTGTATCGAAGATTGGTACTGATGCGAATGCCTCAGTCTTGAATGAGATTGAGACAGTGACTAAAAATCTGATTGCAGATGTTGATGTTGCTGGTTACAGGGTCAAGGAATCTGATGTTGTAGTAAACGGTACACAGTATCGTGTTTACGTTCTGTTGGAATATTCCAGTGCAGAGGCAACCAAGATTCTTATGAATAGACTAAAACGAGAGAAACAATTGTTGTCTAAGATTTCTGCACTGAACGCTTTCAAGGAACTTGATGCACAGGTGACTGAGAAGAAAAATAGTGATGCAGAGAAACTTGACAAGATTGTGGAAACAATAACCACAGAGGGATAAATGGAAGTAAGGGTCAGAAAGGGTAGAGATGGTAAACCAGATGTTAATGGTGCCATTCGTGTACTAAAGAAGAAACTTATGAAGGAAGGGTTCTTTCAAGAACTAAGAGCCCGTGAATCTTTTATGAGTAGGGGTGAAAAGAAACGCAAACAAAAGGCCGCAGGCCGAAGACGTTGGTTGCGTAATCAGGCAAAACTGAAGGATGAGAGAGGTTACTAAAATGCCAAGACGTAAAATGACACCAGAACAGAGAGAGGCTGCCGCAGAACGGTTGCGTCTTGCAAGGGAAAAAAGGTTGCGTGAGAACCCACCTAAGTATTCTAATATACACCCATCTGTTTTGACGTTACCAGATGAACATCCATTCTCAAGAGTGAATGTTACAAAGTATATCAAAACCCAGAAGGAACAGCTTTCTTCATATCGGGCGGCGGTACGTCAAAAGGTAAAGGGTGCGATTGCAAACGAAGCATCATGTAAGGCGTATATTCGACACTGTGAAACGTACTTACGAAATGGTGATTGGTGTGATGACTTCTATGGTGAATACCAAGAGAAGCGAGTTAAGTGGGTGACTGTTGTGCCTGCTGGTCGGAAGGTGGATGATGACGGATGATGGACAGACTAGTAACATTGTGCAGTTCCCAAAGAAGTATGTGGGTATTGCACCAAAAGTGACAAACTTTGATGCGATGAAACTCAATAAAGAGTTACAGTTCGCAGACGAGTTAACGGATGGAATTATGGTTTCAATGATACATAATATGGATGAGAATGACGTAGAGATTTCCGAAAGTAAGTTTATACAGGATATTGCATTTTTGTCTGAGGCTATCAAAGCGACCATATACAGAGATAGAGGGTTTACTCATCCTTTTCAAAACTTGATTGAATTGATTTCAAATGTGAGTTATGATGAGAAGGAAAAGAAGCACGATGTCCATATGGACATGGAATTGATAAGAGAATTGTCAGAAGACTTCACTGAGGATGATGACCCAGACAAGGCATAAGGTGATAATATGATTTTAGTTGATATGAACCAAGTGACGCTTTCTAATCTGATGATTCAGATTGGCCGCAACACTGAAGTTGACCCAGACATGGTTCGACATATGGTTCTCAATTCATTAAGGGGTTATCGTAGTAGATTCAATGAAGAGTTCGGAGAACTGGTACTATGTTATGATAACAAAAGTAATTGGAGAAGAGAATACTTTCCAAATTACAAACACGGTAGACGTAAAGACCGTAAGGCATCCAAGTTAGATTGGGGTTCGATATTTGATACCTTGCATCTAATCAAAAAAGAATTAGAAGAGAATCTGCCCTACAAGGTTTTAGAAGTAGAGAACGCAGAGGCCGATGACATTATCGCATCTGTTGTATCCTACGTTGCAGAAACACCTTCACACTATGAGAAGGTATTGATTGTATCTGGTGACAAAGATTTCATTCAATTGCAGAAACACAGTTTCGTTACACAATACAGTCCGACACTGAAAAAGTTCGTGAACGGTATTGACCCAGACGTATACATCAAAGAACACATCCTAAAGGGTGACCGTAGTGATGGAGTACCAAACTTCTTATCACCAGATAATTGTTTTGTAGATGAATTACGTCAACGTCCTATCTCAAAGAAGAAACTGGCGACATGGGTTGACCTTGTCCCAGAGGATTTTTGTAACGAAGAGATGTTGCGAAATTATCAACGCAACAGAAAACTGATAGACTTAGAGTATGCACCAGATGAGATTAACAAGGCCTGTGTGGATACCTATCTAAATAGTTCGGTAAATGATAGAAGTGGTCTATTAAACTACTTCATTAAACATAGACTAAAAAACCATATGGAAAATATTGGAGACTTTTAAAATGGCAGTGAATACATATACACCTTTACTACATGAGGTGCTGAAGAAAGTTCATAATGCAAAGACTAAAGAGAAGAAGATTGAAATTCTTAGAGAGAATAATAGTGATGCATTGCGAATGATTATTAAGGGTTCATTTGACCCTAAAATCGAATGGATTTTACCACCTGGCGAAGTTCCTTTCAACAGAAACGAAGCCCCAGATGGAACTGAACACACTTTACTCT